CAATAATACATTAAACTTCTGTCGACACGTTCGGTTAATACCTGGTATGTCATCAGTTCCGGCTTTGCTCATCATGCTTAACTGTTGTAATTCTTTAGCCTAATCAGTTGATACTACCATGTATTTTTCGTATTCCTTCTTGTATCTATCGCTCGTTCCTATTCCTGTCGAGAAGTGAACACTAGGTTTTTCAAGTTTTGGGTATCGTTTATCTGGTACGTACCCTTGCCAGTCTAGGAGTCCTAGTCCTCCCATGTTTATAGGTAATTCTAAATAATGTTTACTCATGTGTCGGGTTTTACACCATGCTGCTACTATACTATCACGTATATAATCAAATTTCATATTTTTACGTCTCTCAATAGTATTTAGAGTCTCAAACAGTGCCTTTGTAGTGCTATCACCACTCCAAGGATCATTTGACCATGGCTTACGCTGTATTAGGCCGGGTATGGCTCTATTAGGATAACCGAATACCCTATCTTTTGTATACCATATTCTCAGAAATTCACTGTTTTCATAATGTATACCATACTTTGCATCCGAACCTATAGCATTTATACTCTGATAAGCCAGTCGCATCAACAATGCTGTAAAATAATTTGTAGTATATACCGAGCTATCATCTCCCCTAATATATGAGTTTTCAACATATTCTTGTTTTGGATCACAAATCTTCCTTGCTATTCTGGTCATAGTCATATTCCAATAATTTCCTAACAAAGAAGTTAATCTGATACCTGACTGTACCCCACCAATAACTTTAAAGACATATTTCTTACTCTCATAAGTAATTGTACATTTAACGTTTGCTAGAGATTCTATAACTTTCTCGATTGCATGTAAGACATATTCTTTCATGTTATCGGGGGTATTATTTAATGCATCCATTAGAAACTCACTTGTCAGTATCTGCACTTCTGGAGTGGTTGGTTGATTATCGAAAATTCTATAATCCCAAGGTAGAGACCATGTTCCGTTGAGATCTTGTACCATCTTTTCCATACGATATGACTGTTGTAAACGATCTTCTTCCAAAGTAGATCCCTCCCATGTAGTATATGTATGTCCACACAAATAATTCAACCAAGCCATAGAGTAGTATGTCCAAAGATCTCCCGTCACAGCTACTCTGCACTTACCAAGTTCAGGTTTAATAAAAGCAGTCGATGTTTGTTCTCCTTCATGCTTTACCGTCAGTTCAGCCAACTCACCCGGTGCGAA